TATGAAGATACTTAGCTCTCAACACCCGAGTTTTTTTATACACCCCTAAACAGAATGTTGACGTTGTGGGTTGGGATTTTAGAAGATGACACCCTATCTTCCCGTCTGGACATGGCATACGGGGGTGTATCCAAGAACTCACATGATGAGAGCTAACTATCTTCATATAACGGTTTCTACCGGATTCAGCGCCCTCAGGATAGAGTGTGGTATAGTGGTCTAGACAGCAGAGACATGCGGCTCGGAAGAGCCCCTCTGCAGGAGGACTGGAATGCCGAGACCGCGCCGCCCCTTCAGCGGGATGGAAGAGATCAACCCGACCGCAGTGCCGTGGATGGAGGATGAGTCCCCGGGAGTGCTGGGGACCCGACAGCGGATGCGCTGGGAATCGTCCACCCGGTGGGCCTATTCGACCCCCAATGGGTGCTATGACCCCCTGACGTACCTTTTCGTCCTCGACATGGTCATGAATATCGACCCGGATGTCGAATTGCGGTCGATCAAGGCAGCCGAATACCTCAGGACGCTGGATTATCGCATGACGTGGGACGCCGTGACCGTCGGAAAGGTGCTTTCGGACCTCTGCGACGCGTTTGAAGACCTTTTGGGGAAGAAAACGGGTCTTTTGGAGCGCGGGAGGGACTGGAAGGGCTCGTTTTACCGGATTCACCGGAATCCGGAGACCGGACTTGCCGCCCAGAGGCTCCGCGAGGACTTGTACCAGTCCGCGCAGGACGAGATCACGCTCCGACAGACCAAACGGCGGCACGATCACCTCGTGAGCCCGCTTTTGGAGTGCGCGTCGCTCCGTGGAGAGTGGAAGGACATCTGATGCGGTCGTATCGGCTCAAGTTGGGGACGGTCTACCATGCGCGTGGGGACTGTTGGGGCGAGTATTGCGCGGCGCACCGCCCGTCGCCTTCAAATCACCTGCGGAAGATGCCGTGGGTGATCCGGTTGGACAAGTATGGGCTCATGGAGCGCCAATGTCCGCACGGAGTTGGACATACCGATCCGGATAGTCTAGAATGGGCACATCGGGCGTATGACGACCGGATGGGGGCCGAGAATGTGTCGGCCCTCGGTATCCACGGATGTGACGGCTGCTGTTTCGGAGCGCATGGATGAGTAGAAGTAAACGAGCGGTCGAGAAGGTCTATGCACCGCCACGACCTCACGTCAAACTCGTGAGGTGCGTGAACTGCGGTGAGCGCTTCCCTGAGGGGGAGATCAGCGTTGAAGTGGACGAGGCCACCAAGCAGGTCATCGGCCGATATTGTGGAGGTTGTCTCTGATGGCGAGTAACAAGACCTATGGTGAGGGCGATCCTGACCCCCTGAACCAGAACAACCCGGGTCCGACACCTGAAGAGATCGCCGCGAAGAAGAAGAAGGAAGAGGACGAGAAGATCGAGATCCGTCGCAAGGAGGACCAGAATGCTGGTGGAGCCGCTGCGGGTACTGCGGATGAGCCTCCTCCTGCGGAGGACCCTCCTCCCAAGGAGGAGCCTCCCAAGGAGGAGCCTCCTCCTGCGGCTGCCAAGCCGGTGACCCGCAGGCAGACGTACGCGGAGGCCCGACAGGGGATCATCGACCGGAGTGTCAAGAAGTACGGCAAGGGCGAGATGCAGAGAGAGGCCAATCTCAAGGCCACGTATGCCCGCAACAAGTACAACGTGACCGAGAAGCCGAAGCCGTCCGATTCCGCTAACCCTGATCCCAACGTCAGTGATCCGGACGCGATCAAGGCTCTGGATGATGCTGCTGCCAAGGAGAATGCGCAGACGGCGGCGAAGGATGCACTCAACAACAGGAAGAAGAAGACGCCTCCTTCCGGCAAGTCCACGGGGACAAGGTCCACTGCGAAGCCCCTCGACCCCAAGACGTTGACGCCTTCCCAGAAGGCGATCTACGACCGGAGCAAGGCCAAGGGATTGAACCCGACGCTGTCCCAGATCAAGGGGACCGAGAAGCGGAATACCGCTAGGTCCACGAAGAGTGGCACGAAGAGTGGCACGAAGAGTGGTACGAGTGGTGGTGCTGGCACTGGTGCTGGCACTGGTGTCGCTGCTGAGCAGATGCGTCAGCGTGATGCAAAGGCGGCGGCGGCCAAGAAGGCGAAGGGCGCTGCTGACCTGAAGACGGCGAAAACGGCGAACAAGAACCCTTCTGCGGCTCGCCCGAAGGCTCCTGTGAAGTCCAAGGCTTCGGGTCCTGCTGCTGCTGCTCCTGCGACGAGCAAGGCGAAGCCTGTGAACCGTGGTGCCAGTGCGGCATCGGCGGGTCGTTCTACGGGAGTAAGTAGAGCGACCCCGGGCAAGCCGGGTGGTGCGTCTAACCGTGGTGCCAGTGCGGCGTCTGCGGCGAGGAGTACGAACCGGTCAGTCAAGGGTGGCACGCCGAGGTTGCCCTCGCGGTCTACTGGTCTGCTGGATAGGGCATACGGTAGTCCGGTCAAGGCCCCGGAGACGAAGTTCACGACGGCCACCGCCCCGGCGAAGCCGAAGACCTTGATCGAACGTGCGTATGCAAAGCAGCCTGCCAAGCCTGTCACACCGACGCCGCGTGTGCCTGCCGCGAAGAAGACCGTCACGACTCCTGCGGGGAAGACGTATGTCACGAAGACGCCAGTTACGGTTTCGAAGAAGCCGGTAGTCGCGACGAAGAAGACAGGAGCGAGGTAGATGGCACTGCGCGTGGAGTACAAGGGTACGTCCACGACCGAGATCGACAAGCCGATGCAGTGTTGGACGTGTCACGAGCGCAAAACGGGCGTTTTCACCGTAGATGCTTATGGAAAGCCGATGTGCCCCGATTGCGCCAAGAAGGCTGGGCGGGCTATCGAGTAGGAGACCTATGAAATGGATAGTACCCCTCTTGTCGTTGTACAAGTGGCAATGCGAAAACGAAAACAGGCAATCGACGCCACGGACACGCCTGCACAACTCAGAGCCGAGGCGACACTTAATGCGATCAAACCCGGATGGCTCGCTAACGAGTGGGCCGTCTGGCAAGCCGCTGGGTATCCGGTAATCCCCTAGTGGTCTTGCCGACCTACTCTCTTGAGTGTCCAGACGCCTGCACGTTCCACCCCGCAACGGAGTGGAGCGAGCAGGCTACTCGGCTTTTAGTGGAAGGTGTGCCGCTGAGGGGGATTGTCGCAGAGGCCAAGATCGACGGGATCACGACGAACATCGCCACGCTCTCGCGGCACCGCAGGCATATCGTGATGAACAAGGCGGCAATGTCGGTCGATGTGCCGTTGCCGCGAGCGAGCAATATCGACATCCTTGAGGCGATCATCGCCAAGGGGTTCGACAACAGGAAGAACTGGAAACCGACGATCAGCGATACGATGAAAGCCATGGATATGTGGTTCAAGTTGACACAGGGGAACCCGTTTGATGAACTTCTGGATGCGTTGGCGACTGCTGGAATGGGAGAAGAGAATCCTAGAGCGTTGGATGGAGAAACGCCCGTTCGCGAGATGCCCGAACTAGACGACGGGGACGATGACTCCTGAGGCGATGGCGCTGTGGTCACGTGCGATGCGCGACCCGGTGCTGTTTGCCAATACCTTCCTGAGCAAGAAACCGCACGCGGGTCAGACGCTCTGGCTGCAGAAAAGCGTCCAGCCGGTGAATACGCTCGTCCCGGGGAACCGGTGGGGCAAGTCCACGATCATTGCAGAGAAGCACATCTGGAAGTGTATCAGCAAGCACGGAATCAAGGCCAAGACCCAGCGTGAGTGGAAAGAAGCGGAGTATGAGACGATCTCAGTTGCGATGTCGGCAGACCAAGCGGCGATTGTCTTCAAAGAGGCAAAGAAACTGCTCAAGGACAGTCCTCTTAGGGTCCTCGTCAAAGCGATGCGTTCCACTCCCTTTCCGCACATCATCTTTGCAAATGGCAGTATTTTCCACTGCCGGTCTGCACACGATGACGGGAAGTATATTGATGGTCATGCGTACCGGTATCTATCCATTGATGAGGCAGGGTGGATTCCCAACCTCCGGTCCCTGATGTCCAACGTCATCGTCATGCGGCTTGCGGGCGGCGGGGAGATCGACCTGATCGGAACGCCCAAGGGATATAATGACCTTTACTTCTACTACGAGCGTGGGCAGCGTGGAACGTCTGGGTATTACTCCCAGCGGGGGTCGATCTACGACAACCCGTATCTCCCTGAAGATGACATCCGGATGCGCGACCGCCTGTTGATGTCTGCTGATCCGAAGATCAGAAAACAGGTGCTGGAAGGCGAGTTCGTTGACTTCAGTGGCCTTGCATTCACGCGCGATCAGAGGGATAACGCATTTGATCCGGCGTTGCGCCAGAATGAGCCCTATATCGAGGGGCACCGGTACTACGTGGCGTTCGACCTTGGGCGGCAGACCGACTACACGGTCGGGATTGTCCTCGACGTGACTACTCGCCCGTGGCGGGTTGTCAACTTCTCCCGGCTGAACAAGGTCGCTTGGGAGGAAATCTACGCGACAATTGACCGTATTACGAAGGAATACCATTGCCGTTTCGCACGGATCGACGCGACGGGTCCTGCCGGAGACGTGATCGAGGAGGAGATGACCAAGCGGAAGATCAAGGTCGATCCCTTCAAGACCACGACCCGGGCCAGTAAGTTGGACATTATCAACGGATTGCAGGCTGCGCTCGATGAAGGCCGGAAAGTGACCGGTTTCGTGGAACTAGTCGATGATAATGGCGTTATCAGTGAGCATCCGGTGATGGAGGACCCCGGCGAGGGCAACTGGGGGATTCTGCGGTTGCCGTGTATCTCGCAGTTGATGGACGAGATGGGCGTGTACAGCATCGATGACAAGGCGATTCCCTTCACCGACTGCGTGATGGCCCTTGCTCTGGTGGTGGATCTCGCTCGTGAGATGGAGGGTGTTGCTGCCCCAGTGACCGGGGGGATGTACTGGAGCGAGGAGCAGGAGACAGATTCAGTTCGACGTGCTAAAGTGGAACAGGCAGACCTTATCCGCATCCCGGTTGGTGTGCGCGGTGAAATTCTCGGAGGGTTCTAATGGCTGAGATGGATAAGTCCCAAGTGATGGAACTCTACCGCACGCTCCGCACGCAGTGGCAGGCCCGAAATGCCGAGTATGACGATGCCCGTCAGCGGTATAACGGCGTTCACTGGGATGCGGCGACGAACCCGGAACCGGCGAACCGGTACTCCCTGACGCTGAACTATCTGAAGCCGTTCGTGGACAAGAGCATCCAGTCGCTGGTGGGGCGGATTCCGGCGATTCAGGTGATGCCCTCGGCCGTGGACGAAGTGGCCCGTCGCCATGCAGAGCAACTTGAGGGAATCCTGTATGGGACGTGGATGGCGAATGACGTGCCGAGAGTCCTCTTCAATCTCGCGTGGAATTCGTTCGTGCTGCGGCGTGGGATCGCGTACGTCTGGTGGGACCCGAAGGCGAAACTGGCGCGGTTCAAGAGCATCACGCCTGACCACTTCTACCCGGAATATGATGGGGACGACATCTGGCGTTGCGTCTATGTGAGCCGCAGGAATACAGATCGGCTCAGGTCGGAATACCCAAAGTACGCCGAGGAAATCACGCCGGATGGCGAGATGAACTACACGCCGACGATCAACGACAACCTTTTCCGTGCGACGGCGAAGGATCAGACGACCATTATCGACGTATTTGGGGCAGATGGGTCGCATACGCGGGTGATGGGTGATGCCGTGATCAATCGCGACCTGCAGTATCCGTTCAAGGCGATTCCCTTCATCGAGTTCCCCTGTTATCCGCAGAGTGGGTTGGCTGAGCCCTTGAACCTGATCAGCCAGTTGGTCGAGTTGAACCAGTACCTTGACCAGTTGGTGAGTCAGAAAGCGGACATTATTGCCCGTTATGCGAACCCGACGATCCTTGACACGGCTTCCGGGCAGTCCCCAGAGGAGATCCGCCGCGCTGTGGCCGCGCAGGGAGCCGTGATCCCGATCCGTCGTGATGGGACGATTTCCCTGCTCAACTGGACCGGGACGGTGCCCGCGATTGACGAGCAGATCACCCTGATCCTCGATACCATGTTCGACCTAGCCGGGAAGCCTCGCGCCTCGTTTGGGCAGACGATCACGAACCAGAGCGGTATCCAGACGAACCTGAGTCTGAATCCGACGCTCCAGTCGAATGAGGCCCATGAGTCCGTGTGGGGGCTCGCTCTGAGCCAGATGAACGAATACCTCCTGATGATCTGGGAGGAGTTCATGAAGGGTGACCAAATCTCCTTCCGGGGGCGGTATTCTGCTCCTTCCGGCACCCAGAAAATCTTCGATATCTCCTTGATGG